CGATGTGTCTGCAAATGTCACCGATCTTTTAGATCAAGGTTACGATGCTTCTAGTGCCTTAGTCTTAAACTACAGACAGAACGCAAACGCAATAGCTGCCACCTACGACAAGAAAATAAAGAAGAGAAAGAAGCAGCTACAACTAGCCGGATTGTTCGGCGGGTATACTTTGACCGATACATCTTTTCCTTTAGGTCAAGGGTACATCATCAATAGAGGTGAGGTGATTGATGCGGAAGGAGTCCCTGTTGGTTGGACAATCCTCACCGATAACACTGCTACATTTAGTAACGGTGCTGAAGCAAAGCTATACGATATCCTTGAGTATGTTCCAGTAAACGACTTCAGCTTCTTGAGAGGATCTGGTCTTGTGCCAAACCTGGACTACCAAACTGATAACTTAGTTCACGCTGCCGACGTCGAAGGTATAATCAAGCCTTTGCCTCCCAAGATCATCACTTCCCTAGAAGGAGGGACTGTCTATGTCGATCAGTTCTCAGTCGTTGACGAGCCTGGAACAGAGTTTGTAAAGTCCTCCGACTCAAATGCCTCCTCTACAACTGCCAGCATTAAGAACCTTGACGATACGGTTATAACAGATGGTTTGGTAGCCTGTCTAAATTTCCTGAAAGCAGACGTAGAAGACGCTTCTTCCACTTCGTACAAGCTGGATAATAGATCAACCTCTTACAGCTTCTTAGACGCGAAGCTAGTGGCAGCAAGTGCCACGGACATATTCCCAAGCGGTGTGAGCATTGCGAAGCTAGGAGGAACTCTGGTGAAGGCTTCCGAGCTATACTCACCTGAGCCTTGGTACGATGCCCTCACGAACGGAGGGTACGCCAGACTCAAGAACAATGTGACTGACGGTGAGCTAGATCCTAGAACACAAGCCATCGACAACCTTACTTATAACCCAGACGGCTTTACGGTAGACTTCTTCACTTACGTTCCGAATGTCTTATCAGATATGACAACCTCACACAGATACAGGTTGTTCATGGGATGTGAGAACACGGGGGCTGGCAGAGCAAAGGATTCGGATGCTCCAATCACCGCTTGCCCCAACAAGTTTGACGGCAACGGAAACGTTACCACCGAAAGAGACTTCTCTAAAGTCCACGGATTGATTTTCGGTTACAGGGACAAGAGCGATGATGACACTCTCCAGCTTTGTGTTTTGCCTACCGTATCCCAAAACAAGGAAGACGGAACTTTCGGAGACTCTGTTGCACTAGCCGAGATCCCCTCCAATCCATACGATCCCAAGTCCTCACACACAGAGCTTGGCTTCATCATTGGGATGGATGCCACAACATCGAAAGGAAAAACAATCGGAGATGTGAGTTCTGGGTTCCACCACATTGCTTTGTCTGTTGATTACAAAAAGGACAAAATAACCGCTTATATAAACGGTGAGCAACTGGCAACCTCTGCTGTATCAACCTGCTTCAAGCTAAATCCAGGTCAGCCTCTAAATGTTCCTAGCCCCGCCTCCGTGGATTCTGAGAGATACTCCAGAAGTATGGGAGTAAACAATAACCTAAGAAATACTGAGAGCCTACATGAGGGAGCATATGAAGCTCCGGCATTTTCTCTTCTAACTCCTTGGGTTATCGGAGGAGGGTTTACTGATATAGTCCCAAGGTCAAGAAAGATGGAGTCCGATGCTGGGTTCAATACTACTCCTCTGGGTTTCCTGGGATCAAACACAAACGACACTTACTACACAACTACTGTCGATGGAACCACGGGAGGTTTCCAAGGGCAGCACTCTCCTGGACTAGGCGGAAGTCAGTACTCAGGAGTGAACAGAGTTATCCCTAGAAGTGGTCTAGACGGCTTTATTGGAAACTTCAAGTTGTACTCAAGACCTCTAACTACTACAGAGATTACTCAAAACTACGAAGCCCACCAAAGCTTCTTTGAGAATATTCAAGTATAATGGCTAATTCACTGTTTGCACCAGAGCTAGACTTCGTAACTACATCCAGAAGACAACGGACTGTAGGTGTACGATTCCCTTTGTCCCGAACTGAAGGTGGAGACTGGTCAAAGCAGTTTGACCGTGACTTGATCTATGCTGGGTTTAAACAGCTTTTGCTAACCCAAAAAGGTGAGCGAGTCATGTTCCCTAACTTTGGAACAAATCTCAGAAGATACTTATTTGAACCCGTCACCCAATCCCTCAAGGACAGCATGGATGCTGAAATAAGAGAGGCAGCTAGGCTTTACGAGCCAAGAGTGGTTATTAGAGATGTCAGTATAACAAACGCCCCTGGAGGGAATGAGGAGTTCAACGGTATTTACATACTGATCAACTTATCTTTTGTGGATGACGCGGCTTCTCAAGAGCAAATTGAAGTAGTACTAACAACGTAATGGTAGATTTCACCAACCCCTTTAACGCCGCAAACGTAAGGTATAATGCGTCTGCTTTTGATGGAACCGTTCAAACGGACCTTCAAAAGCTTGGAACTGTTCAGGAGTCCGAAAAGAAAGGGTTAATTGACTACTCTGTCGCAGACTTCGGAGAATACAAAGAGGCGTTGCTGAGTTATGTGAAGGCTGTCTACCCAGACGATTACAATAACTTCTACCAGTCTGATTTCGGTATTTTCATGACCGAACTTTTCTCGTATCTCGCTGCCACCCTCTCATTCAAGGCAGACTTCCTAGCAAACGAGAGCTATATCGATACAGTACAAACCAGAGAAAACCTAACAAAGATTTTGGGTATCTTAGGGGTAAAGATACGGGGTCCAGTCGCAAGCAAGTGTACAGCCGTTGTTAAGAACGATGCTGGGGTTGCTGTCTCAAGCAGCGATCAGCTAACAATTACTAATGCTAATAGAAAGGTTGCAGTAACCTCAGGTAGAGATTCCACCAACGTATCCTTTACTTTATTTAAGACAGAGCCAACCAATGGCGGAATCTCACAGCTACTTGACACTATAACTGGAGACCTTATTCTTGACGCTTCAACATACTACAGCGATTCGACAAATCAGTTCAGTGGACTAGTTCTAGTCGAAGGAGAATATAAATCCATCTCTGGTAGATTCCCCGCCACCCAAGACCCTAAGACAGTGCTAATTAACGATCCTTCTGTCATCGAAGGAAGCATTGTCGTTTCAGCAGAGGATGGCGTTTTCAGTGAGATCCAAAGTATGGCTCTAGCCAAAGACGGAAACGATCTGGTCTTTGAGAAGAGATACAACTCAGACTTTTCTGTCAACATTCTTTTTGGTGATGGGGTAAGAGGAAAGAATCCAACCGCTTCCACGGCATACTCAATATTTTATAGAACAGGCGGTGGAGACAGGGGAGATATCATAGACGGTACAATATCTCAAGCCATATCAGCAGATCTTACGGGATCTTCTGTGTCAGTCACCATACAGAGTACTTCTAAGGCAACAGGCGGACAAAATGTTGAGACTGTAGAACACGCCAAGAAATATGCTCCGTACTTCTTCAAAACTCAGTACAGAGCAGTAACAGGAGAGGATTACACTACCATCGCAAACAGTTACATCACCTCTGTCGGATCTGTAGGTAAGGCTATCGCTGTTAACAGACAGAATGGTGCGGCGGGTAATATGATAGATATCTATACTTTGCTGAAGTCTTCTGAGAATCAGTTTGAACGTGCAAACCTTGATTTCAAGTCTAAGATGTTGAGCTATATGAATGATTTCAAGATGATGACAGATGAAATCACTATTGTAGACGGTTTGGTAAGAACTCTTGACATGAAGGCAACCGTCTTTGTAGACAAGTCCAAGAGATCGCTGCAAGATACCATCAAGTCTGAGGTTGCCGGAAGAGTTACAGATTTCATGTCAATAGATAACATGGACTTTGGACAAACTCTCAGAATTGACGAGTTAGCAAACTACGTTCTACAGAGCAACAATATCCGATTCTTCCGCATCGACAACTATAAGGATGATATCTTTGTAAGTCACAACGAGATCATTCAACTTAATAACCTAACACTAAACGTTGAGTTCGTATAATGCCATACCGAGGTGACGATAAGATTCTTAAGTACAACTATGTCGAGACAATAAAACGTCTCGTACCTGATTTGTATTTGGATGAAGACCGCTCTGTTTCAGGAACGGAAAGTGATATCGCATACGAGGTTTTAGGCAAGATTATTCTGGCTGCCGTAGAACACGAAGTTTTCTTCAACGTAAGTGCTAGAGATTCGTCAGCAACAGAGGCGTTCTTCGTTCCGATTAACGCAAAGACTAGAGTATCCGCTAACGATTACAAGAGATACGTCCTGAGCAGATTCGATAAGGACTTCTCTGATTTTAAGACTTCAGGAGCAGCGTTTGAGTTCCTTCGTGACTCAGTGTTTCCTCAGATTGTCCTAAACAATCCTTCTACCTCATTCGTAGCAGCAGCTTCAGCAGACCCTAGCTATCCCGCCAGTTCAGCTTCTGAAGCCCATGAGCAGCTTCTAGACAATCTAGGTCTAGCTTACATACTCAACACTTCTAGTGCCGCAGGAGCGTCTACAGAGCTTTCCTCGGTGCTTCTTAGCTCTCTCACTAACTCCCTTTACTTCGGTAAGGAGTGCGCAGAGGAGCAAGGTATTTCAGTCCTTCTGGAGTACTGCTGGAGAAACAGAGAGGACGTATCAACACTAAAAAGATACCTTCCTCCGAAGCTGAGTCGGGACGATTCAGATATCAGCGCACTGTCCCATTCCTCAGGCATACAGGATTTAGACAGAATAAAGACTTACGCTGGAGTATGGCTAGAGCCGGGAGAAGAAGATGCCAACATAGTAGGCAAATCCCTCACTCTGTATAACGATGACGGAACCCTTTCTTCCGTATTCACAGAAGCGGGATCTTTGGGCAAGTTTTTACGAGCCATCGGATATGCGTTCTACGACGTAGACAAACTAATAGACGATCTTCAGGACCTGTTCGATGTAGAGGAGTGTCCTCTTGAGTTTCTCGATTATCTCGCCCGTACAGTCGGGTGGAGATTCTTAGGCGAGGACATTACTCTTTGGAGAGGTCAGCTAAGACAAGCGATCTATACTTATAAGGCGAAAGGAACAAGAAAAGCACTCACCGACGCTCTCTCCTACGTCTTCCCTAAATCAGTCTCATCTTTTGATCCATCTTCAGATGTTTACTATACATTTGAGTCTTATTTGCCGTTCCTAATTTACTACGCCCTAAAAACAGAGTCAGCAATATGTAAAGACCCTGTTAGACTCAGGGAGTTTTTGGTAGAACAACTGGCGACAAATAAAGACGGATTGAGGATAAACGTAAGCCCAGACCAGGACACTAACATCAGGTTCTGTGTTGATGCGATTATGGAGAAGATCCATAAGGATGTTGGCTTCATCGACGTTAATGGGCAGACTGATATTTACGCTCTCAACCAAGGAAAAGGATTTCAGCATAGAGGCACTAATGTTGTCGTTCCTCCTTGGGAGAAGCACACATTCTATAAAACAACTAAGATCACAAGACAAGTTCTTGATGCACTTAGAAAAATATTGGAAGGAAACTGTAACACAGACAGTTCTTTCGCATTCGATATCCGAGATGAGTTCATAGACGAACTCATCAACTATATCATAGATAAAACAACTATCGGTGTAGAGGGAACTGAGTCTCTTACCCTAGGTAACAATAACTTCCTCAGATTCTACACCTTCAGTGCAAACGTACCTCCAAACTATAGCTCTGTCATTTCAGACGGAGCCAGCGATGAGTTATCCGTTCTAGATTACTGGAACACTAGATCTTCAAACATCTTTGTCAAGTTCCCAGACAATACGTTCACTGGACCAAACAGGATTAAGATTTCCGATGTACGGGACATCGCAAACGTAGTTTATGAGTATACTCCTTTACACGTTGTAGCAAGACTATACGTTCCAGAAGTTTTTACAGATGATTACGACGATCAAGGAGACAGCTTAAAGTTTACAGGTAGACTATTCTTCGATGACAAGTCTACAAACCAGAACCAAAACTACAACACCTCAGGTTGGATTGGGACAAGCGGAGATCCTTCCTCTTGGACGTGGAGTAGCGCACCTGCCTTAGAAAGAACCACTGGTCGAAGAAAGAACTTCAGATACGTTATTGACAGGCTGCTTCCAGATAGACAAGGTAAATCAATGCCTATGTCTATGGCATTTTATTCTACCTCCGCCATAATAGCACCTAAAACGGTAGATTATTTTGCTCCCAAAGGTTTCGATTTTAACTCTCAAAGTTTTGTCGATGTGGACGGAGGACTTAGCTCCATTTATGATACTTCTAACTCGCCTATCATAAAAGATAACGTTATAACTCAGCAAGCCCCTGAAGGATCAGCCCTCGGAGTGGATTACTCCGCAATGTTCCCAGTAAGGGCATACAAAGAATTAGACACCTGCTCTATTTCTCCTGAGTATAGAACTAAGTCGGGAGGATCAGCGCAAACCTTCTACGACATAACGCTAAGACAAGGATTAGAAGATTCTACTAAACTAATCTTCTCGGAGAAGGACTATATTTCAATTCAGTTCAGCCCAGAGTTCCACCAGATGTGGGCTGATTACCGAAGAAAATTCAATCTCTCTCTAGATTCAAGCTCTTTGTCAATCCTTAACCACGCATATGGACCGGGATTCTATAACAATAGAATCCAAACTCCAGGAGTTATTGCTGATTCCGCAGCAAGCTCATTCAGAGCTTACTCAGATTTAAACTCTGAGGATATCGCAATATCTGAGGGTCAGCTTCAAAGAACGATAGGGGCAAGAGATTACAAAGGTCAGGCTTTCAGAACAAACTACGGGGAACTCATCCCCATGATTTATGAAGGATTGATACAGCAAGCAGGTTACGGAACCTATAGACATGAGATAGAAAGTTACTTGCAAGACGAAGCATATTGCAACGAGACGTTCTTCTCAGGCGTTCAAATAGTAGCCCCGGAAAGAAATACGGAGATAGCCGTAAGGTCCATAGACGAGCTTAGAGAAGCTTGCGATAAATATACTTCAGGCACTGCACAGACATCCGTAACAGTATTCGGAGGAAGAGAGAACGCAGGAGATCTGGCTTCTTTATTGAGAGTTAGATATCCTCTGACGAACAACAGAAACCATGTTGTAAATGGCGATCTGGTTCGTCTGCCAGACTCGTTTGTAGACCCCTCTACTTCTTCGATATACAACTGGGAATTGCTGGATCAAAACAGGTCCACCTATTTCTCTGGGACTGGTCTGACTGGAGACGGAAATATTTCCGTAGAATACCTAAGCTCTACAACTGAGACTCCCGTATCTTCTATTAGGATTCAAGGTGCTTCCGGGTGGGGAGGATCTCTAACGAATGCTGGAAACATTAACACTTCCGTGGCAAGAACTCAGGAGATGAAGCGTCTCATCCCAGGAAGTGACTATACACTAACTTATGATGTTTCCTCGCAAGTAGCCTCTGGAGGTTTGGAAGTCTTTGTACGAAACCAATCACAAGACCTATATCTTTCCTCTGATGGGTCATGGACATCTTCGTTTGCTTACCTAAGCTCGGCTCCCGATAACATTACTGATTTTTACCAAGTTACTAAGCAGTTTAGTATTCCTGTTTCCGCTCAAGGGGAGACAGAGGTGAAACAGTTTGGAGTCAATGATGCTTATCAAGTTGGATTTACCAATGTCGCAAGCTCAGTCGAGTACCTAAAAGACATCTTCTTGAGAGAGGACGGTCAAAACAGACTCTTTAAGGATGAGTACTACAGAATAAATGTTAAAGCCTCATGCGAAGATCCCAAGAGTCTTAGCAACTCTGTGGCAATACGGATATTGGCTTACTCTAAACTAGAAGATGGAGATCTTTTCGCATACTCTAAGAATGGGAGATGGGAAAAGATCCTGCCAGGAGAAGCGTACAGAGAGGATCATGTATTCGTGCATCCCGTAACTCCTGATGGAGAAGAAAACGACATAGAGTTTAGGTTCCAGACCCTCAATGAAAGAGGTCCGCTTGATAGGTCCATACGACAGCCCCTATATGTTAATGGCGGATCAAAGTACAGGAACGTACACAGCGATAAAACTGAATACTATGTAGAGTTTATTCCGATTCTTCAAAAAAGAACTTTAGAATCAGATGCGGAGAAACCTTTTATAAAAATCTTTGATTTCTCATTCATAAACGAAAAATATGAGAAAGCCAGAGAAAATTACACCCGCAACGAGACCAAAGAACTGTTTGAGTTCTTCAACGGTCTCAAAGATTCATCATTGACTAGAGACCCAGATACCGCTGAAACATTAGGTCTTGGGGTTTCTGGCGGTTCTAGACTTGACTATATAGATTATTACGGAGGATCTAACCAAGGTCCTAACTCCCAAGGGTTCACAATATTTGAGATATAATGGTTGCAAGTTCTACTAATACGGTTGTCGTAGATGGTGCTAGAAAAACCATCGCAGAGGTGTTTGCTTATGATCCCGCTCCTAGCGGATTCACGGATGCAAGCACCATAGACGCTGTTCAGAACTACCAGATAGCAGCAGTCGCTTTTTCCCCTCCCTTTGAGGCGTTCAGCAAATTTTCATCTCACAGAATTCTTGATCCATCGTCCCTAGTAAATGTATCTGGGTACATTTACCAGCTTCCTTATCCTAGAAATTTTGATCTCGATTTAGACGGTGTTCCACAGCCAAGGTATTCTGACGGGGAAGATAACTTTATTGAACCTAGTCTTCTGTATGTCGAAGGAAACCCTAGAGTAACTTTCAATCCTTTAACAGTAGAGGCTCTAGTAGGTCAGGATTACGCAGTCGTAGATTATCCTCTAGAAGATTTTAATATTAACAATGTTCAAATCTTTGGAGAGTCTGAGGCACGGATAAACGCCAGAGTCATAAGAACAAAAGGGACAGACAAGGATTACTACAACTTTTCTACTAAAAGGTTTCAAGACCTTCCCACGAAAAAATCCTTTTCCTTTGAAAACGGAGTCGTACAGTTTCCTTTAGACCTTCAAACTTTAAACAGTCAAGCTTCTAAAGTAAGTATAGAAAGATACGAATACACCTTGCAGCTAGAACTACCTACAGATAATCTGTATGAAAAGGGTAAGGTGGTTATCGACGGCGTAAAAGCTTCAAATGTTTCTCTCACTATCTTTCCTCCCGTAGGTCGCTCTAAAATATCCAATATTGTTTATAACGGAGATTTTTCAGTTTATGAGACTTTATCAGGAACTGAAACCATAAACCCGGAGGAGTACGGTCTAGCCACGATTCCGGGATGGGATCAATATAATCCTCTATCTAAGTCTACAAACCCGGAAGATGAAGTCAGTGGTTTGGGACGAGTATCTCTTTTCAAAGATTGGATAGGCGATAACTATGTAAGGCTTCATGCATCATCAACGGACTTAGTAAACTTCAACAATGGAGCAGCAGCCCTAGAAACTAAGTTTACAATTCCCTCTCCTACAGACAGCTTGCTTACTCAGCCTAGTCCTGCTGGAGGGACCAACGATTCAAACTCTGGACCTTTCAATAGGTATGTTGAGATTTCTTTTGATTGCAGACTCTCCACTTCCAGTGCTGAAGGTCTGTTCGTAGAGTTGCAGAATCTCACTGACGGAACGTACTACAGTTTTTCTGACAAAGACAATGGTTCCGCTGGATGGGGATCAGCTTCTACAAGACATCAAATATCCTACTCCAAAGGAAATGCAGAGCCACTAATAAGTAACAACATTAGTTTGTTCGCAAATATTCTCGGGTCAAAAGTAAACGATGTTTATAAAGTCACGTTCATAGGAGGATCAGACTCTGGATTTGCCGACACGGATATTAAGAACATAAGAATCGGATACTTG